GTGAGCTTCATCTCGGGTCGATGTTTTAACTTTCACAAAATCAATAGCTACATCTCATTTATTTCATACAAACTTCTTCAGGTTTGGCTCCTTCGAGCAGAATTTTATGAGTTCACTTTTTGAAATGATTTATAAATCTCTATACTTTTCAGCGAAAAATCTAATACCATTCATTGAAACGGGAGTCAGAGTGGCGACATTGGCAATATCAATGCCATAGTTGTCTTTCAACCACTTCTGAAAGAGAGTATCTTTGATTATCTCATCAATATCTCTCTCTTCCTTTTCTTCTTTGTATTCTTCGTGATATTTCACTTCTTCAATAGGAATTTTTTCCTTTGTCTCAACTTTATGTTCACACAATGCCGGATAAAGACGACTCTTATCGAGTACAGGTCCTTTGATACGTTCAGTAGAAACACCTACAGATCCTTGTTGGGATACCCAGATATTACACGTAACAGTTCCAGTTGGAAACGCACCGGCTCCACCAAAAGATAAATTGGCATTTGGTCCAGTTATAGTTAATACAACAAATTGACTCATAGTTGCACTAGTAGTTCCTGTTGGAGGAGATTGTAGTTGGGTTGCACCATATAATAAGGTACAATTTGTTGGAGCCATCACGGGATACGTAACAGCCGCGGCAACACCACCGGTCCATTGTATTTCTACAAAGTATGACCCAGCCGTGATGTATGGCCCAAAGGAGATGGAATTGACACTAGTAATAATGTTCAAATTACCATTTCCCCCAACAATAGCAGCACCAATAGGGGAGCCACTACTAACTGGTGATCTCGCAACATAGGCCGAGTATGCATCATACCCAACCGCACTTGCTAATTTTGGCTTGAATAACTCGACTTCATATGTAATCCATAGCTCACCAATGATGCCATTTGTGGTCTGACCACCAACGGCAACAGTAGTGTTACACCAATCATACAACCGCATGTCAGTGTTAGCAGGGGGAACACCATTCCTCACAAAGAGCTCGGTATTGAAGGTCTGACTCTTTTGACACTCAATAGGGTGCAGGAGACTTTCAAATGGGGGTCCTGAATTAGCGTATTCACTATTATCCAATTCCAACTTTGAGTTAAAAGGATTTTCGACAACATCATATTGAGAACCAAGAGCTATGAAACCATTATATGGAACGCCAGCGAACTGCAAAGATAGAGTTTTAAATTCTACAATAGCGCCCATAATTCGGTACAATTGATAACAATTGGCAACAGGGGAAGCCCATGGAAATGTAATTGACAATCCAGGGTTTATGGAAAACACTTGTGTTGTCCACAATGAAGTGGATCCAATAACGTCACCCAAGAATTCACGATGGCGAAGTATAGTACACTCAGCATTGGAATGCATGAATGGCACTTCACCACCAATCTTTCCCTTTGTTCCGGCAGCCATCAGACTATTAGTCTCAATGTCATAATCGCCAAAACCAGCAATGATCGGAATAAGTGTTTTTCCTACGCTAAGTAGTGTATCCACAGTATCTTCCCACCATGCCTTCTCACGGGGTTCTTTGATTTTATTATGGTGCTTCTTTTCTTTCTTCCTCCCATATTTCTCATTTAATATTGCCTTGTCCTCCGCGTAATCACCCCTTCCATGAAGGATAGTACCATTCATAGGAGCTTTATGCTTGAGAACAGGTTTATTTTTCAACATAGCAGCCTTCTGAGGATTGGCTCTAATGGCAGGTTTGTTTCCTGTCGACTTACTAGCTTTCAGCTGTAAGTTTTTTTGTTTGTTGTTTACTTGGTTTTTACCTTGCATTGAATTTTTAAAACCAACCATCCTACCCCCGGACAAGAAAAAAAATGGAAACTTGCCGGCTGATTCAATGCCGTACACCATATTAGGAAAAAGAGTATACGCATGAAAATTTGGTTCAACTTCATTTTTTGAAAAATTGAAGCAATCCATTATTTCATTTTCCCAGAGTTTATACGCATCCGCAATAAATCTAAGGTACTTATAGACACTCTTTTTTAATTGGTGATCCTTACCACACAACAATATATATATCGACCATATTTTCTGCCAATATAGAATAGGGGTTAAATTCCCCTCATCACGCAGAGATGATACCAGACTAGTGCACAGTTTTCCAACTCGTGGCACAGGGGTATATTTCTCATACGATGGGTCCCACAAAGCGGTGGAACCAAGGAACTCAATCTCATCACATTCATCAAAAATGTCCCCAGGTATATGTGAAACAATCCCGGATCCCTCTTTCTTGATAATATGTCCATATTTCGCATATACAGATCTTTCAACCTCCTCAAACCTATCCTTATTCATAGGAAATTTGAGCCCAAGGAGTTTGTCATCAGAATAAATGGCTAATTCAAATAATTCAATAAATTCATTATACTCAGGTATACGATTATGAACATCAAAAAAACATGTAATCACTACATCAAAACCAATAATAATATGGTGCAAATGATTGTCAGTTGCAGTATTATTTTGACCAC